TCCTTTCAGACTCCTGTTCATCACTTACTTGGATCTCAGGACTAGTAAGAACAGCTCTGCAAGGATGATTGAAAAAATATCCTACTACTTGACCCCCTCCATCTTGGCCTGACATCATCTCTGACATATCAGAAATAATTTCTTCACCAGACTTTAACAGTGCTAATTTTACAGTCATTTTTACTTCTTTCCTTTATGTATTATAGCATGAAAAAAGGAGGGTGTCACCCTCCTTAATGTTTACAACCAGTCCTTTCTGGAATGATGTTCTGGAACAATCTTACCAAGTTTAATAGTAAGAAGTCCATCTTCAAATTCAACAGATTTAATCTCTGTATCATCTGTGATAGTCCATGCTCTTGCAAATGATCTTTGAGCTAGTCCTCTATGAAGGAATTGATCTTTATCATCTTCTTTTGTTTCTTTCTGTCCCTCAACATGAAGTTTTCCATATTCAGTATAGACCTTAATCTCTTTCTTCTTAAATCCAGCAAGAGCAATTTCTAGTCTGGACTCTACATTGTTTACATGAATGAGATTATAGGGTGGATATGCTTCTTGTGTAACATTGAAAAAATCTTCAAAAACAGTATCTAATCCTATACTGTTCTTACTAATCCTTTCCATTAGTGCTGGTAAATCCGCAGCACGATATCTTTGTAGGTTTCCCATAATAGCCTCCTTTAAAAGCGAGTTTGTGATTGTAGACCCTTTCGGCATCCAATACTATTTAATCACGAACTCACTCAATATACTAGTCGGAAATCTCTACTTTGCTGGTTGTGTTTCCTCTACCTTTCCTTTTTTACCTATATTATATTTCTGTTCTAAACTCCATTCATGCTTATCTTTATAAGGAAGAACTTTAATTTGATTAAGAGGAGCAATATCTTGTATAGTATCTTCCTTTACAACACTAATGAGACCCCAATCAGCGAGAAGACGAGTAATACGATTCCTACGCTGAACGTCATTAACAGTAAGGTTAGCGTACTTACCATCTAGAGCAAACAACTCCTTAAAATGTACTATGTAATATTTACCTTGCTTATGTAAAATATGGCAGGATTGGTAAAGTTTCTTTTCTTTCCTAGAAGCCACACCAATTCTTGTGAGAGTTTCTCTAACTTTCAAAAAATCATCTGGTTCATTCAATTTGACCTCAATCATTTTATCTTGAGACCAGTTGACCTGGGGTTCAACAGTTTGCGTCATTTTTTGCCACCAATTTCAAGTCGTTGTTTAATGTAATCTATTTGCTCATTTGACAAAATTTTCAAGACTTGATACGCCTTCTCATTACTATAACCATAGTATTGTTTGACTGTTTCTAAGTCTTCAATCTTATCCTTACGGAGCCAAGGAGAGAATCTCTTCTTTTTCCTCAATGTATTTAGATAAAAAGTATATTGCATATCCTTATCTAAGAAATGATTCTTGTTCATTTCATTCGCAAAGAGAATACAATCAAGATGTCCTGACAAACAACGATTAATAATATATGGAGGATAATCTTTAATGGTAGAAGGATCTTCATCAATAAGATTCTTCTTATTAAAATTAATAGAATTTAACCAGTCTTTAAGTTCAGTCATTTAGGTAGTTTCCTATTAAAGTTCCAGTAATCAAACTTCTGCCACATATAGTATACACCAATTAAAGTTCTTTTCACAAACTCTTCAAAGTAAAGTATTGAAATAATAATCCACTTCTCAATCATTTTGTAAGTTCCTTAATTTTATCTTTCCAGTATTGTCGATCATCCTCAGAGATCCAAGGATTATGTGATTGGATATGAGCATGTCTTAACCACTTCTCATCACCCCAATTTCTTTTAGGTCCCATATAATCTTTTAACATACTGATGCTGATGATGGTTTGTAATTAAAAAGTAAAAGTTCTTTTCTTTCCTTCTGCTCTCTCATATAATCACCTGTAGTACGCATACTATAAGTTAAATCATACTCAGCAACATTCCAATCTTTAAATCTATCTCTAATTATTTGACTACTATTATAGGATATCATCATATCAATTTTAGATTCATTACAATCCTTTGCAAATTTATCATGATCAAAATACTTATGCATAGCACCTCTCTTTCCATAGATAGGAATTTTAATTTCATAAGGAGGATCTAGATACATGAATATACCATCATGAACATTCTCTCTCATCAAATACTCATAAGAATATTGATTGATATGCCAATGAGAAATAATTTCAGAATACTCAGGTAACTTCTCAATACCTCTCATAGAGAAATTAGAATTGGATGCCTGTTTAGAAAAAGATGAACTCTCAGTTAACCCACTAAAGGAACACTTATTAACAATATAAAATGCTGCTGCTCTTTCTATACAATCAATACTTTTATCACCAACTACTTCTTTACAATTATTAAAAAGTTCTTTTGCTGTTTCTGGATCTGGATGAGTAGATTTATAATCCTTTATCTTGTCTGTTAATTCATCACCAAACTGCTGTAACTGAACCCAAAAGTTTGCAAGAGGTTCATACAGATCATTAACTGTAATTTTTAAATGAGGATATTTTTTACTTACATGTATAGCAACAGAACCACCCCCAAGAAAAGGTTCTCTAAACTCTACATAATCACGAAGATCAGGAAAGTATGGATCCATTTTGGTACAAGCACGAGACTTACCACCAGGATAACGAAGAGGTGTCTTATAAGATTTTAGACTCATTAGTTTAGTTTAATAAAACCTTTCCCTATTATTATAACCGAAATCTCTTTCAACTTCAACTACAATAGTATCTACAATTCTATCAAATGATTCTGCCATTCTACGGAAACCATTTCCCACAAAAATCTGACCAGCAAATACTGATACAGTTGCTGCACCCCAGAAGATATAATACCATTTGGATTTAACCTGAGCTCTTTGTTTTTCTTTCGTAATCATTTTTGTTTTTCCCAATGTTTAATAAGAAGTTCCAGTTCTTTTATTCTGGCTTTCGCCGTCTCTATTTTTTCTTTTAGTTGTGACATTTAATTTATCCTCCTCAAGAGAAAGTTGCCTCTTAAATTCACATTCAAGAGAAGTAACATGATCATTTAAATAATGTTCATACTCATTACCCTCAATAAGATCATGTAGATGAGCAATATGCTCTAAAGCAAATATCAGTTTAACATGATTATTCATTCTTGGCATCTACTACCTCATCTAAAGTAACTAAACTCTGAAGTTCAATTCCTGCTTTATCCATAGCATCTTGAAAATCAGGATCCATACGATTGACAATAGAAACTATTCTATCTATGACATAACCTGCATCACGTAGTTTTTCTACCGCAAAAAGAGCAGATCCACCTGTAGTAATTACATCCTCCAAAACAGTGACTTTCGATCCTTGTGGGAGCACAGGACCTTCAATCCATACACCTGTTCCATGTCCTTTAGGTTTCTTACGAACAATTAATGCAGAATTAATACCAGTTCCTAATTGAGATGAAACTAAAGTAACTCCACTCACTAAAGGATCTGCACCTAAAGTAAGTCCTGCTACTGCTATAGAGTCAGAATCTATATGCTTAAGCATCATAGTAGATACTAATTCCAAACCTTCACCACTAAGGATTACTGGTTTACAATTAATATAATGTTTACTAGTTTTACCTGAAGAAAGTTTATACTCACCAGTACGGTAAGATTTTTCTTTAAGCAATTTAAGAAGTTTGTCTTTCATTTCAATAATTCTCTAATACCATAAAAAGAAAAAAATGCAGAAGAAATTCCACTGATCAATAAAATGATCCCCAACAACCCAAAACAATTCAGTTTAAATGGAGGATACTTTTTCTTCACTTAAATTCACATTCTACCATAATCTCCGTCAAACAAGCAAGCATATTTATTTCTTGATCTACCACAAACGCTATTTGGTATTGGTACTTCGCAATAATAAGAACGGCAGCAGGAATAGAGTTAGGGACCAAGGATTCGTAAAGACTATCGTAAATGCGACGCAATAATACAGCAGGATCATTGTCCAAATTATCGACACACCATTTACGTACTTGCGGAAAGTCTTTCCCCTTAAGATTTTTAATGAGATCATTTACCTTTACATCACTAAAATGAGCTAATATACCAGTATCTATCTTACCTCCAACAGCATATCTCTGACACTCATTAAGAACCCTTCTCCAATCAGGAAAATGCTTGTTAATAAGTTCTGCTAAGACTTTCTTATCTGCTTCTATTCTTTCTCGTTCTAATATACTTACTAATCTTCCGAAGAATTTTGCTGCGATTTCTTGTTTAGATTTTCCCTGAATACTAAACTCAACCACAGCACATCTCGAATGGAGGGGCTCAATGATTTTATTTTTGTAATTGCACGTGAAAATGAATCTGCAGTTGTTGGAGAACTCCTCAATACTCGCTCTAAGAAGGAGTTGTACGTCGGGAGTGGTATTGTCTGCTTCATCGATGATGATGACTTTGTGTTTCGCTTCGGACGAAAGCGATACGGTGCTTGCGAAGTTTTTAGCGTTATTACGGACGGTATCGAGGAACCGTCCTTCATCGGATCCGTTAATGACATAACTATCTACTCCTAATTCATTACATAGTGCTTTTGCTACTGTTGTCTTTCCACATCCAGCAGGACCAGAAAGAAGTAAGTTTGGCACTTCACCTCTATTTAGAAAGTCTCTAAAGGTTTTCTTTATATTCTCTGGTAGAATACAATCTTCAATTTTCTTAGGTCGGTATTTCTCAACCCAAAGGAATTCATCTCTCATAATTAGATCCAATCTGGTTTTCTGGATGGGTCACGTAAATAATTAGATGCAGCCCAAGGTTTGCTGCTAATGTAATTTTGGTAAGCAGTAAAAGTGTCAATGCTTGTGTTATGTTTAAACTCATTTGGCATTGCACGAGTAAAGGACTCCACCATACAATAACATGTAATTACTTCTCCTGCAAATTTATGAAAGGTTTTCTTTGCTTCAAACAATGCTTTATGACATCCATGCAATTTACCATAACGATGTGAATACTCATCAGATAAAGCACAACCATGTTGAATTAACCATGCAGTATTGAATATACTTGCAGCAGCCCATTGAGTGCAAGGATGATTCCTGAATGCACCCTTAGAGGTCTTGTATGGAGTGCCATCAACCTTTTTAACTAAATCATCATAGTTAATCTTC